GAACTGCGTGAAGGTGGCGTGACGCCAAACGCGATCAACAATCGACTCGTGAAGCTGGAGCAACTCGGACTCGCTCGGCGGCGCGGAAAATGCGGCAAGTGGGTCATGTGGCTCAGGGTGAACGCCGCCAGTGAGACACGGCGGGAATAAGACTTTGAGAGCACTGGAGGCGATCTACCGCCGTTGTCTCCAGTGGCATTGTTCGGCGGGTTTCCACAAACATCTATGGCCTACGAAGACACTCACTGCCCATGCGGAGGGCACAAGCTCCGCGAAACAATGCTCTGCGACTCATGCGAGACACACCTCGCAGATAGGCCGGAAAACCTCATCATGCGAGATCCCGCAACAACATGGGAACATCGTAGATCTGCCGCCATCCGATTAATTGGGTTGGCGAGAAAACGGACTGCTAAGCCTCAACTCGCTCTTGCTTATGTCTGAGCCGAACAACGAGCTGAGCCGCTAGCGAGCCTCAGCGAGTCTGTTTGCCGCAGCGCCAGTTCGCCCCTTGACTTTACGACCTGCATCTAACCCGATACGAGCATGCCCGCATTGAAGAACCCGAAACATGAAGCGTTTGCGCAAGCTGTGGCTCTCGGCATGCCCGCCAGTCAGGCCTACGTCGAGCACGTCAGCCGGGATGGGAATTGCTCAAGCGGGACGGCGGAAGTAACGGGCTGTCGGCTTTCTAAAGATTCTAAGGTGTCTCTAAGAATCGCAGATTTGAGAAAAAAGGTCAGCGAGAAAGCTGACCGCAAGTTCGACCTGACACGGGACCGCTGGCTTGATCGACTCGAAAAGATCGCCGACAAGGCCGAAGATGCGGAGGACTATTCAGCCGCAACCGGCGCGCTTCGAGAGATTGGGAAAGCCGCCGCCTACTACGAGCCCGAGGAGGTCCGACACACGGGCCACATTGACGTTGCCCTGCCCGACCTCGCGGCAGTGGTGGCGAAAGTCTTCAAAGCCAAGCCATGACCGCCACCGTCACAGCCGAGGAAATGGCCGCATGCCTGGGTGACAAGCGATGGCGCTTGAACAATCTCATGCTCATTCTCCCCGAGGATGACGAGGACGGGGGCCTAATCCCCTTTGTGATGCGCGCCGAACAGGAGCAGTTCCTTCGCGAGCGCCACACGCGAAATTTTGTCCCGAAGGCTCGAAAGCTGGGCATGTCCACGCTCATTGTCTTGGACAACTTCGACGAGGCCCTGACGGTCCCGAATACCCATTGCGCGATTGTGGACTACCGCGAGGACGACGCCTTGAAGAAGCTCGACATTGCGCGCAGGGCATGGAAGGACGGGCCAAAGCATCCGAATCCCGTGATTGCGCACATTTGGGCACAGATTCACAAGGGGCTGAAACTGGTCAAAGACACGACCGAAAGGCTGGAATGGTCGAACGGCTCCTGCATGGAGGCCTCGACCTCCTTCATGGGTGGAACTCCGCGCCGCATCCATTGGAGCGAGGCAGGGCCGCAGTCTGCACACGCGCCGGATCGCGCCCGAAAAGTCAAGCGAGGCACCCTGAACGCCATTGGGGCACACGGCGTCATTGACGTAGAGACGACCATGGAGGGCGGCGAGGGCACGCCAGCACGCGACCTGTTCGATTTGGCGCTCTCGATGGTGGGCAAACCGCTCTCGCGCATGGATTGGAAGCTCCATTTCTTCCCGTGGTATGGGCACCCGTCTTACGATCTTACCGGCCACGCGCCCGAGACTGACGAGGTGCTGAAATACGCTGCCGAGATGCAGGAAAAGCACGGCATCAAGATTCCGGCTTCGCGCTGGGCTTGGTATGAGAAGAAGCGCCAGGAGCAGAAAGACGACGTGTGGACGCAGTTTCCGACCATTGCCGAGGAGGCAATCCGCGTGGTCGTGTCCGGCCAAATCTTCCCGCAGGTCGTGACGGTCAAGAGCAAGGGCCGTGTCCGACCGCTGACCGTCGAGGCGAACCGCCCGCTTTGGTCGTTTTGGGACATCGGCAACGACGGCCTCTCTTGCTGGGTGGGCCAACAGGTCTTTCGTGACATCCTGTGGCATCGGTTCTTTTTCACGACCGGCGCGGGTGCTGTCCGGGCGGCGGAAGTGATTCGCCAATTTGAGCAGGAGCTAGGCTTGTCCTTCTCGACTCACTTCTTCCCGCATGACGTGGACTATCGCGACCGTGGCTCATCGGTCACTTACCGCAGCCAGCTTGTCGCCGCTGGGGTGCCGAATCACAAGATTATTACGATCCCGATTGCGGGCGACAAGTGGGACGGCATCAACGCCGTGCGTGACCGCATCCCGCGCATGTGGTTCGATCCGGCCTGCGAGAAGGCCCAAATCGACGCATTCGGCGAAAAGCTGCCTTCGGGCCTCGGATGCTTGACGAACTACCGGACGCAGCCAAAAGCCGCTTCTGGCGCACTGCGGGCTCTGCCGCTGCATGACGTGAACTCGCACGGGGCTGACGCTATGGTGACGTTTGGCGCTGCCGATGAGCAGGGCAGCCTTGTCGGCAACCTGCGGGCCGATGAGACGCCAAGAGCGCAACGGCGCGGCACGGTGGCGGTCGGAGGATTGGCGAATTTGTAGCTTGCCAATACCACGAAATGCCGCACAATAGCATTCAAGCGCGCTTGTGGCGCTGTGATCTTTGACAACTCGAAAACAGAATCCAGCGGCGGCGTGGAAGGACACGCAAGCATCGCAGCCAGACGCACGGAGACTAACTGCGTTGACCCGTTAGCAGGTATCAAGCCCTGCCCGCTGGATTCTGTTTTCCAAATTCGAGAGTAGAGTTCAGCGGGGTAGCTCAAGGCGAAACGCACTTTGTCACGGTGCAAAGTAGGTGTCGGTGACACGACATAGTAGAGCGGCATCCTCCCTAAGAAGCCGGTTGCGGGTTCAAGTCCCGCTCCCGCTGAACTCTACTCTCCGAAGGTTGAATTGAGCGAATGGTGTAAAACTTGTGAGAGCATCCAGCGCGGTGCCGCCCTGCGTGGTAACAGTAGGCGGGTTCAAATCCTGCCCGCTCAATTCAGCTTTTGGGGAGAGCTATTAAATTTATGAGCACGCCAAATAAAAAGCAGCAAGCATGGATGCGGCGAGTTGAGAGGTTGCTTTGCAATCCTCCGCCTGGAATTGGTCTTTATACCACGGGGGACCGTTGTTTAAGCGTCTATGATGTGAAAAAGGAGGCCGCAATCAATGCGCGAATGGATCGAGGTCCGGGAACTGACTTTTGCTGCGCGGTCGATGAACTCGGGGCCGGTTTAGGCATGATTGAGGCGGCTATTTGTATTCACTCGACCTCCGGTTAATGAACGTCCAGCAAGCAATCGCCGCCCTCTACGCCTCGCACTTTGCGGCGGGCCATACCTTCGAGGCCGATTTAGCGGCCCATCTCCGCAACGGCTACGTGTGGGCGTCTCCTACCGCTTTCGTGATGGCTCGCCTTGTTCGTTCAGACTGGACGTGGGCCGAATGGGGCAACCTGGAGCTTTCCGACCCGGACGGCGATTGCTGGTGCGTTTGGATCGCAGCCGGTGACTTGGCGGAGTTCTTCCGCGTTTGCCCGCGTGAGACAAAATTCGCTTGCTATTCCAGGCGCGGTTTCCCCCGACTTTGGGAGTTCGACGAACTCAAACGACTCTGTTGCCATGGGATTCATGCCAAAACCGCAAGCTCCGCCCCCTCCGCCTCCTGCTCCTTTGCCGGTGCGTGAAGATGTCCAACAGGGCACGACCGACGCCGCTGCGATGCAGCAACGCAAGAAGGGCATTCGCTCAACCATCCTCGGGCAGGCCGCGCAGCCAAAAACCATTCTCGGGCAGGTTCCTCAAGGCCAAAGCATGCCATGACCGAAGAACCCCAAGACGCCAAGGCCATGTACTCCGCCCGCGACAAAGCGAAGGCGGAAAAGCTGGTCAAGAAGTTCGAGCGCCTCGAAGGCGACCGCGCGCCCTTTGATGCACTTTGGCAGGAAGTGGCCGAGAAGATCAGCCCTCGCCACGCTGGCATTACGGTTCAGCGCGTCACGCCAGACAAGGGCGTCGAAGCTCGCATGTTCGACACGACCGGCAGCGATGCCTTGCAGACCATGGCGGCGGGCCTCATGTCTTGGACGACTTCGGCAAGTGAGGAATGGTTTCAATTCGCCGCGCCGTCGAACCAACGGGCAACCGATGCCGTCAAGCTGTGGACTCAGGAGGCCTCGCACGTCGCGCAGGAACTGCTCGCGAACTCGAATTACTACACTTCGCGTCATGAAAACCTGCTGACCAAGTGCGCGCACGGCACAACCGCCATGCTGGCCGAAATGCGCAACGGTCGCCTTCGCTTCGAGTCTTTTCCGATTGGCACCTACTGCATCGAGGAGAACATTTTCGGCGAGGTGACGGGCTTTTTCCGTCGCCACAAGCTCGCGCCTTCCCGCATTGTCGAACTCATGGGCGAAGAGGCGCTGACCAAAGACATGCGCGAGGCCTGGGCGGTCGAAAAGAACGGCGGAGCGGGCAAGGAGTTCGATGTCCTTCACGCCATCTACGAGCGCGACCGCGCCGACATTCCCGAGACGGCGAATCCTGCCGCCTCCATCTTCATGCCCGTGGCGTCGTGCTGGGTCTGCATTGCCTCGAAGCAAATGCTCAAGGAGTCCGGCTTTGCCTCCATGCCGATCTTTGCGGCCCGTTACCTCAAATGGTCGGCCCTTGGTGCAACCTGTCCTTGGGGCTACTCTCCGGGCATTCTGGCGTTGCCGGAAGTGAAGCAGAACAACTTCTTGCATGCCATGCTCGACGTGATGGTCGAACGCGCCATCGACCCGCCCATGATGGCACCCGACGAACTCGAAGGGCAGCTAATCATGACGGCGCGTGGCGTGAACTACGTCAACCAGAACGTCGCTGCGGATCGCTGGCCGCGACCTCTGTATCAGCCTGCCGACCTCAAGACTGCGCAATGGATCGTCGAGCAAAAGAAGCTCGCCATTCAGACCAAGTTTCACGTCGAGCTTTTCCAAATGTTCGCGAACCTCGACCGCCAAATGACGGCCCGCGAGGTCGCAGAACGGGCAGGCGAGCGCCTGACCCTCATCACGCCCGCCTTCTCGCGCGATGCCGTCGAGGAAGTGCAACCGATGATGCAGCATGTTTTTACGCTGCTCGCCGAATCGGGCCAGCTTCCTCCGCCTCCTGCCGAAGCATTCCTTGGCGGCAATCCTGCCAGCGGTCGCGTTGCCATGCCGAAGGTCGTGCTCCAAGGTCGGCTTGCGCTGGCAATCCGCATGCAGCGCAACATGGCCGCAAGCCGGACCCTGGAGGAAACGCTGACCATCGCGCAGGCCGTTCCCGGCGTGCTGGACAACTACGATTTCGACACCATGGAGCGCGCCAAGGCTCTCGCGAACGGCATCCCTGCCGAATGGCTCAAGCCGGAAGATGTCCGCGACGCGCAGCGCCAACAGGCCGCAGAAGCTCAACAGGCCGCAATGGCCGCCGAGATGGCCGAAAAAGCAGCGGGAACCGTCCAGAAGGTCGGAGGCATCGAACAAGCCCGCGAACTCATTGCATGAGCCAAGAATTTAGACCCAATTTCTCGAACCACTTTCGACGTGGCAACAAAGACGCCGTTATCAAGATGGCGGACTTTGCCTCGCAGTTCGGCCTGCAAACGCGGATTCAGCACCTATTCGAGAAAGAGGGTGTAACGTGCTTTTCATTTCAGGCTGAAATCATGGGCCGGAAGTATGCCGCCAATGTGGCGCTGCGTCCCGAGACTCACAACGAAAAGGATGTCGAGGAACTGGCGGTCGAAATCTGGAGCGAGTTCCGCAAAATGGAAATCATGCCCACAATCGCGCAATGACCGAAGAGACGCCACGCCAAAAGGAGCTTCGCGTTATTCGCGGGGCCGCACAATCGCTGTCCAAAAACAAGGACTGGGAACGCATTTGGGTCTATCTGCAAAAACGCTACCCCATCGCCGCGCCAGTTTTTGAAACCGGCCACGAAGGCAACACGCACCGCGCCGCAAAGCGAGATGGCAACCGCGAGGTGATGTCTCACATCCTTGCGCTCATGACTTTACCTCTAGACGTTGATTTTGAGATCGACGCTATGGAGTTGAAACCCGCAGAAGCAACAAGCAACACCCACGCACCCGCATGATTACCATTGAAGGAAGTGCCGTTCTCCGCGACGGCCAACAAATCGCAGAACTGGAGGGCGGCGTTGTCCGCTCTCTCTCGAAACTCCCGCCCGTCATCATGGGCCAAGTTCGCAAGGCCGCAGGAGCCGACGTGACTTTTGAAGTCATCGAAAGCGCCAGCAAAGCGCCGGAAACGCCTACGCCGATCGACAAGCCGGAAACGCCCGAAGTCGAGCAGAGCAAGCCCGAACCTGCCGAGGAAACGGACCTGACGACCATTTTCGGCATCACGGTTGCGGCTGACAGGGGGCTGATTCCCATGTACCCGGCCATGCACGAAGCTCTCGGCAGTCGCACGCCCGCCTTTGTGGCCTGGGCGAAAAGCATCCTCAGCGCCGAGGACTTCGCGCGCGAGTATGCCGGTAAGACACTGCCGACCGTCGAGGAGGTCGAGTTTCAGTTTGGCAAGATCGCGCGCGCAAATGCCGCTCATGAAAAGCGGTCTGAAAGCGAGCACGGCGGCGAACCCATCTAATCCACATCCAACAGCACCAACATGAGCACGACGATCCTCGAACAAGGCCAGCAACAGCAGCAAGGCGACGTCCAACAACAGCAACAGGGGCAGCAACAGCAAGGCCAGCAAGTCGGCGGGCTGTCCTTCCACGAACTCATCAACCCGGACGGCACTTTCGCGCAGGGCTGGACCGACAAGCTACCCGAGGCATTCAAGCCATTCGGGCCAAGCGTCGGGCGTTTCCCTTCCATTACCGACCTCATCGGCGGTTATGCGAATGCGGAAAAGGCCATCTCGGCCAAGCGTCTCACTCCTCCTGGCGAGAACGCCACGCCTGAGCAGGTCGCCGAATGGCGGAAGCTCGTCGGCGCTCCTGACAAGCCGGACGGCTACGGCCCCTTGAAGCCTGAAAAGCTGCCTGCGGGTGCCGAGTGGAGCGATGAACTGGCGGGCAAGCTCGCGGAAATCGGCATCAAGCATCATCTCCCGAAAGCAGCGTTGGCTGACCTTGTGGCGCTCAATCTTTCGGCGCAGGAAGCAGCGGCCCAAAAGAACGGCGCTGATGCGGAGGCCTACGTTGCGCAGCAGACCGCAGACCTGAAAAAGGAATGGGGCCAAGGCTACGAGGAAAATCTCGCGCAGTCCGTCAAGGCCGCGAAGCTCCTGGGCGTGGACATCACCGACCCGGAAGTTGGCAGTAACGCGAAGATGATCCGGCTCCTGCATTCGGCCTCGAAGCTCATGCGCGAGGATAAACTTCTCGGCGGCGACGGCGCGCAAGCGACACTTCGCGAGCAGGCCGACACCATCCGCAAGGGCGACGACTACCAAGGCAAAAACGGCCTTGAGAAGCAAAAGCAGGCTCAGGCTCGCATTGCCGCGCTGCTTGGCGAAAAATTGTAGTGATCGACTCTTGACAACGCGGCGGGTGTTTCACTCCGTCGCGTTGTCCAAGCGACCTCTCACACGACAAGAGGGGCAATCGCGAAGCAAGGCACTGACGGCCCGCTTCGCGCGGGGAACCGAAAGACCGAGCTTGAACGCCAAAGGCACCGGACACGCCAAGGCAATCAACCTCTCATTCTTTCTTCACCTTTATGGCTGAAATCCCCTCATTCTACAAAACCGAGTTTGCGACCAATTGGGAGCAGGCTTACCAGCAAATGAACTCCCGCATGAAGGGTGCCGTTACGGCCTCTCCCTTCACTGGCGCTCGCAAGTGGTTCAACGAACTCGACCAAACCGAAATGTCCGAAGTGACCGACCGTAAGGCCGACACTGGCGACGGCGACTCGACCGGCTTCAAATACTGGATTTTCCGGCGCAAGTTCCAGTTTGTCAAAAGCTGGGACGAAGATGATGCCGTTCAACTCGGCGAAATCACCCTCCCGCAGTCCGACGAAATCGTCTCCGCTGCTGCCGCTGAAAACCGCCGCGCCGATGACCTCATTATCGAGGCCATGGACGCAACGCGCTACATCGGCGAAAACGGCACCGATTCCGACGCCTTCCTTTCGGCGCAGTCCATCGCGGTCAACTACGTGCCTTCTGGCTCGACGGTCGATTCCGGCCTCACGATGGGCAAGCTCCGCTATGCGAAGCGCCTGTTCGACCTCGCCGAAGTGCCCGAGTCGGAACGCTATCTCGCCTATGGGGCGCGCCAGCTCGACGACGCCCTGGGCATTACGGAAGTCACCAGCCGCGACTACAACGACTTCATGGCGTTGAAGGACGGCAAGGTGGACCGCTTCATGGGCTTCACTTGGGTTCCCTCTCAGCGCCTCAGTGTGGCGAGCAACGTCCGCAAGGTCGTAGCTTGGCACAAGTCCGGCGTCCGCTTCGCTGACCTCGAACGTCACGTCCACATCGACGTGCTTCCGGCCAAGTCGCACAAGACCCAGCTTCGCGCCGTCAAGCGCATGGGTGCTGTCCGCGCCAAAAACAAAGGCGTCGTGCGCATCTACTGCAACGAGCCGTGATGAATCTCGGGGCGCTCCTTTCGGGGAGCGCCCTTTTCCTCAAACCTTCACCTTTTTCCTCATCCTATGCCTACCTTCTCAACTGACTACGCTACCGCTCAGGCCTCCGCTCTGACGGATCAATCTAAGGCTCCTTCTCTCGGCGCTTACGGCGGCGACGTGAAATATCTCGAAGCCACCGTTTCGGTCCCTGGCACCTTCGCGGTCAATGACGTGATCCGCATCGCTCGCCTTCCGGCTGGCGCTCGCGTGATCCCGTCCCTAATCTCGGTGGACTACACCGACCCTGGCGACGCCTGCACGCTCAAAATCGGCGACAGCTCCGATGACGACCGCTATGCCTCCGGGCTGGCGCTCGGCAACGCGGCGGGCCGCAAGGAACTGACCGAGGGAACCGAAGGCGTGGCCTTCACGACTCCGTTCAAGACCACTTCCGCCGACTGGCTGCAAGCCGTCATCACGACCGCGACCAGTGCCGCCGCGCACACGCAGACGTGGCACATCTTCTACACGCTCGGTTAAACCATTCGCCCTTCGGGTGTGGCGAGGCGCATGCAGTGGCGCACAAAACAGCGGGGGCCGTCCTTTCTTGTTGGGGGCGGCTCCCGCTTTCTTTAAACGCAAACCATGACCAAGACCGAAATCATCAACACCGCCCTTGCGCTCATCGGGGGCAAGTCTCTCGCGAATGCCGACACGGACACGACCCCGCAGGCAGTTAGTGGCCGCAAGTTTTGGGAACTGGCGCTCAATGAAGCTCTTAGCGCGCAGAACTGGAACTTTGCCACAAAGCGCGCACGCCTCAAAGTCTCGCGCACGGCCATTACATCCGTGACCAACAATGGCGGGCTTGTCCGCATCACGAAGACGTCGCACGGCCTAGTGACCGGCGACCGGGCCGCAATCGAGAACGTCCCTTGCGCGGTCGGGTCGTTTTTTGTGACGCGGATCGACGCCGACACGTTCGACCTGCAAGACAGCGTTTTCGCGTCCGGCTATTCGAGCGGCGGGACGTTTCTCAAGATTCCGGCCTTCGGGTGGTCGTATCAGCACGCGCTTCCTTCCGATTGCGTCAAGGTCCGGCGCGTCGTCGATGATCCTGACCGCGACATGGAGGAGAACGACACGGAAGCGTTTCGCGTCGAATCTGGCTTCATCCTGTGTGACCTCGAAGCGGCTTTCGTGGCCTACACGTGGCGCAACGAAACGACCTCGACCTATCCGCATGAGTTCGTGGCGGCGCTCTCGACGCTCCTTGCCTCGTATCTGGCGCAAGACCTCGCGGGACCGGCTGGACGCTCGGCGGAGCTTCGCCAGACCTATGAACGGCTCATGCTGCCGAATGCACGCGGACGTGATGCGCGCGAAGGCAAGGGCGATACCAACGTCAACACGGCAAGCAGCGAACTACACGCCTCCCGTTTCGCATGAGCATCGCAACCCGAACCTTTCAGGCTTCCTTCAACGGCGGCGAGCTTTCGCAACTGCTCGACTCCCGGCCAGACGCAGCCATTTACCGTGACGGTTGCCGCGAGCTGCAAAACTGTGTCGTGCGGCCCTACGGCGGAGCGTTCAAGCGTCCGGGCCTGCAATATGGCGGGGCCGTCAAGACCTCCTCGACGGCAACGCGCCTGATTCCCTTCAAGCGTTCGACCTCGACTAACTACGTTATCGAGATGGGGCACACCTATATGCGCTTCTGGAAAGGCGGCTCCGCCATGACGCGCATAACCAGCGGAACGCCTGTGGAAATCGCATCCCCCTACACGGCGGCGCAGCTTCAAGCGGTGCAGTTCTGCCAGATCAACGACGTGATGTTCCTTGTGCATCCGTCGCATGCGCCGCGCCGTCTTTCGCGCAATTCGGAAACAAGCTGGACGCTCGAAGAGTTCCCGTTCGACTTTCCGCCCATGTCGGACATCAATGATACGACGACGACGATTAGGATTCAGCCGGGCGTTACCGCGTGGGCGACCGGGACGGTTTACACGGTCGGGCAGGTCCGGCTTCAAAGCGGCTTGCTCTATATGTGCGCAACGGGCCACACGTCCGGCACATTCGCGACCGATCTAGCGGCCTCGCGCTGGAAAGCAGTCAAACCTCGCGGCCCGTGGGCGCGCGACGACGACCACGACACTGCCGATATGGTGGACGTGGCGGGCGTGCGATATGTCTGCATTCTCTCGACGGCGGCCCTAATTGCAGGTTCAGGCTACAATGCCAATCCGCGCCCGGGTGGTTCCGGGTCTTGGGCTACCTACTGGCTGGCGGTCGGTGACTCCAACCTTCGCCTCTTTGCCAGCGCCGCGACCTTTTCTGCTGCCGATGAAGGGACGTATTTCCGCATCGACGTAGGGTGCTCAAAGCGTTCGCTTTTCCTGTCCACGAACCACACGGCGGGAGTTACGCACGTCACGGAGCCGATGTTCATTGCGGGCGACGCGCTCATTCGCTCGACCATCACGACGACCAATTATTCCGGCTATCTGAACGGTGGCGTCAAGGGAGAGCTTTACCTTGAGTTCAGCCCTGACCGCAGCACTTGGGACCGCGTTCGCCATTGGGGCTTCAAGAACCCGGCAGACGGCAACATTGCCTCGACCTACAACGGCCCCTCGACGGGCGGCTATTACCGCATTCGGTGGGAGCCTGGCATCACCTCGACGGCGCGCGACCAAGGCTTTTTGATCGAGGCCACAACCGGCGTTGTGACGGCGCTGGTTCGCGTGGACTCGTTTGTTTCCAGCACGGAGGTCACGGCCTCCTTTGTGCTGCCAGACATCACTTTTGCGCCCTGCGAGATTCTGACGACCGATAACCGAAACTGGTATCGCGGTGCCTTCGGGGCGAGCTACCCGCGCGCCGTGGCCTTCCATGAGGCGCGCCTTTGGTTCGCTGGTGTGTCGGGCGACGCCTCGCGGGCATGGTCTAGCCGCGTCGATGACTTCTATAACTTCTTCACCGGCCCGGAAGATGACGACGGTATCGACATCACGCTTTCAAGCGTCGAGACAAATCAAATCGAGTGGATGGCCTCGCTTGGCCGGAATCTCGTCATCGGCACGACCGGGGAGGAATGGATCATCAACAGCGGCGAATCTGATTCCGTCCTGACTGCCGACAACATGCGCGCCCGCCTGACGACCCGGAACGGCTCCGCGCCGCTTGCGCCGCAGATGGTCAACGACGCCTTGTTCTGGTGCCCTCGAAGTGCGCGCCGCCTCCATGAGTTCAATTACGATTTCAGCCGCGACGCTTGGAGCGGGTCTGACGTGCTGCAATTTGCCGAACACCTGGGCGCTTCGGGCCTTGTAGATATGGACTTTGCGGCCATGCCCGATTCGGTCCTTTGGGCCGTCAATGGCGACGGGGAACTTTGCGGCTTCACCTACGACCGACGCCAGAACGTCACGGCATGGCATCGCCACGTCACGGATGGCTATTTCGAGAGCGTCGCGACCATCTACGGCGACAACGGACGGGATGAAGTTTGGTTTGTGGTGCGCCGGACCATCAACGGCGCGACGGTTCGGAACGTCGAAAGGTTCTATCCGACCGCGCAAGATTTCGATTTCGACACCGCGAGTGATTTCTTCTATGTGGACTCGGGCCTCAAGGTCACGCCCTCGGGAACGTCCATCACGGGGCTTTCGCACCTCGAAGGGAAGCAAGTCAAGATTTGGGCGGATGGTGCCCGGATCGAGACGAAAACGGTTTCCTCGGGAGCCGTCACGCTCTCGACCGCTGCCACGTCGGCCATTGTGGGCCTTGCCTACGAGGCCACGCTTCGACCGATGCGCCTAGAAGTCGTGCTGGATGACGGCACCGGGCAGGGGCGGCGCTGGCGTCCGAACCGGCTCATTGCCTGCCTCTACAACTCCATTGGGGGCGAGTTCCGCACGGGCGGCGACTGGACGGCGCTAGACTACTCGTCCCCCTACGAGCGCGAGCAGGCCGACGAACCGGCGCTCACGGTCAGGACGACGCGCATTTCTAGCCACGTTCCGGCAGATTGGGAGGACTCCATCGAGCTGCAATTCCGCAGCGCCGATCCCGTGCCTTTTAACTTGCTGGCTTACATTTTGATTCATGAAGTGGAGGGAAGATAAACCATGGCATTTGCACCCATTTTTGCAGGACTAAGCGCCGCCGCCTCCATCGGGGGCCTGGGCATGAGCCTTTACGCCAACCGCCAGCAACAGCAGGCCGCCAAGATCGAGGGCGACATGCAGGCGCGCGCGGCAGAGGATGAGGCCAAGCGGAAGCAAATCGAGCTTGCCGAGAATCAGCGCCGCACAGCCAAGAATCAGGCCGGGGCACGCGCCACACAGGCGGCCCGCATGGCACTGAGCGGCACGGGCGGAGGTTCGCCGCTCTCCATCATGGCCGAAACGCTGACGCTGCAACAGCGCGAGCTTTCAGACGCGCAGTATGGCGGCGACCTCACGACCCGCGCGCTGACCAACCAAGCCACAAATGCCCGCTACGGCGCAGCCTCAAGCGTCGCAGGACTCAAGCAACGCGGGACCGGCCTGCTTATCGAGGGAATTGGAAATCTCGCACAAATGGGGTATGGAGTAGCACGCGATTATCCGCGCAAACAATCCACCGCAAAACTTCCATGACACTACTGAAAAGACTTTATGCCGCTGTTTATAAATGGGTAATGGACCCAGCGCCAATCCCTGGAACTCCATTTCCTTTTTCCCCTTATCCAAAAATTCCCAAAGCGCCCGAACCTCCTAAGCGCCGCATTGAGTGTACAAACGCTGGGTTGCTTGAGTTAATCATTGAGCAAAGCGAGCGCAAAAAAAGGCGATCCCTGCAAAGAAAACCGCATAAGCTATGAGCACTCGCTACCGTGACGGCCAGACTGCCTTTCTCGAATCCGGCGTTCAACCGCTGGAAACGGCCCGCGTCGCCGCTCCTACCGATGACATCGGGCGCGGTTTGATGAGCCTCGGGGCCAGTGGTGCCCGTGTGTTTGCGGAGTACACGCGAGTCAACGACGCCCGCGAACTGCTCGAAGCGGAACAGGACATGCAGAAGGCCGCGAATGACTTTGCGGTTTTCCAGGCCAAAAACACGAACGAAAAAACATGGCTTCCCGAGTGGCGGCGCATTAGCGCCGAACTCGAAAAGCGCAACGGGCAGCGCCAGCTTTCGGCGGATGGTCGTCTCTCGCTCGCGCAGGGTGTGGGCCGCTGGGCTACCATGCAGACGGGCCGCGTCCAAGAGCAGGCCTTGAAGCAGACCGCCGCGCGCGCCTTGCAGGCTGGGCAAAACTCCATCAATGCCGCGATTGAGAACGACGATGCCGACCGCGCCCTTGGGGCAATCACGCTCTTGGAGACTTCCGGCACGATCTTTCCCGAACAAGCGGAGGCAATGCGGCAGGATGTAAAACGCGCCTTCAAGACTAAGACGGCAGAAAAAGACTTTGAGGATTTGTCGATGATGACAAAAACCAACCCCGCGATGGCGCGAGAGTTGGCCGACGAAGGCGTAAAGGCTTCCCGCATTTCTGAACTGCAACGGTTCAAGATTAACGAAATGGCCGACCGTCAGGAGCAGCAAAACCGGACGGAGAGCTTCAACACATTCCGCCGTCGCATCGGCGTTGGTGATTTGCCCTCTCCCGATGAACTCAAGGCCGACGCCTCCTTGACGGACCTCGACCGGCAGGAGCTTGTCACGCTCGCGACCTCGCAGCCCTCAAACGACGAGGAGCTTTTTCAGCGTCAAATCACCGCCATTGGCTCGATGCCGTCGAATGCCGCGCCGTTGGAGCGCGCCAAGTATGAGGCCTTCCTTGAAGCCAATTTCAGCGGGCCGCATCTCGAACACCTGCGCAGCCTCTACGATGCGCGTTTTGCTTCTGGCGGCATGGAGGCAGTTCGCACGACGGAGGCCTTTCAGGCGCTCGATTCTGCGGCTTTTGACGAACAGCTACTTGGAGCCTTCAAGGTCGCCAAAACGGACGAAACCGGCAAGCCGCTTTACCGCAAAAAGGAGGGCTTGTTCTTCAAACGCGACGGCCTTTTTGGCGTCAAGGAAGCGCAGCAACCCGCGCAGGAAGAGCCGGTTTTCGAGGAGGATGCGGCCAAGAAAACGGAAGTACTGCGCAAGGTCGCCGAAATCAAAGAGACGATCACGCGCGAAGTGAAGGCCGGAACGCTCAAGACCTCCGAAGAAGTCTTTTCCCGCATCTCCTCACTGGCCCGCGCGCCTATCAATTCCCGCGCTGCCTCCGAAGTCTTGCCCGCTGCCCTGCTGCTCCTTCCTGAAAACACAGGATCGACGCCGCCTAACCTCGACGACATCCTGAAAAAGCATGCCCCAAATCCTTGAGAGTGAAGCCTTCGCGCTGGCGCAAGGCATCGACGCCATGACGCCCGAGAACCAAGCGCGTGCCGCTGACGTGCTGCGCCGGTATCGGGAGCAGCAACGCGAATACGGTTTACCCGATTTCCCGACCGCCGAACAGCAACGCCGCGAAGGTGAAGATCGCTACTTTTCCCTGTTCGACGACCTCAAGAACGTCGATGCCGCCTCGCCGTCGTTCTCGACTGGCCTACGTCTTTCGGCAAATCCCGATGCCGACCGGGCGCGGGTCGTCAATACGGCCTTTCTGGCTCGCCAGTATGGCAAGACGGCAGAGGAAGTTTCGCGCGCCTTCCCGTTCTTTCGTGATGACTTCGCGGCCAAGTCCGGCGCTGAACCGGGCCTCGAAGATGCGGCCTTTTACCAGCACGCCGCCAAGATCGCGAAGGGCCAGAAGGCCACGCGCGACGTGCAGGAGCGTTCCCTAAACGAAGGGTTCCGCGCTGCCGTCGAGGGCATGGGGAGCCTCGAAAAGCTGGCCGAAGTCCGCGCGCTGGCGGCGGGCAACACCGACAATGAAATTGACGCCAAGGCGTTCCTTTCGGCCTACGAGCAGACACAGGCCATCATGAGCAAGCACGCGGGTTTCATCCGCGAGTTTTCCGACGCCATCGCGTCCGACATGGACGGCGGGCAAGTTGACCTCGGGCCGCTGAATGAACGGTTGCTCGACCTGCCCGGAACGGAGCGCCGTCTTGTGCTGGCGGCTCTGCGCATGCAGGCCGAAAAGGGCGGCGAGAAGGTCAAGGAGGCCAAGGGCGGAGAGAATCAAGGCTCGCAGGCCGCTAAGTCGTTCGCGGAAATCCTGACGCTTGGGCAGTATCGCGAGGGGAAATTCTTTCAACAGACCGGCGAGGCAGCGGCGCGCATTGCCAGCAACGCCGCCTTTACCGCTGCCGACATCGAACGCAAAATCGAGTCCGTTTCAGAAAACAACATCAAGCAAGGCCTCTTTGATGGATCGCAGGGCGTCCGCTTCTCGGGAACGGAAATCAAAACGCCCGAACAGGCGCGAAAGTATGTTCGTGAAGCTATCTCCTACAGCATGGCAACGGAGGCCTCGGCCTCTGGCGCTGGCCCTGCGGGCGCTGGCGGCTTTGCGATGGCCGATGATCGAAACATTGTCACGCTGGATGCCGACGCTCAAAAGCTCATCCGTGACGCCAAGGACCGCGAATTGAAGCGCCTGCGCGTCTCGAATGAAATTCGCTCCATCGGCGAAACCGCCGACCCTATCCCGAACGTCTTTGCCTCGACGATTGGCACCAGTGGCGCGGCGCTGGGCCTCATGGCAGCAACGCGCGGCTTTGCGGCCCCTATGCTGCTGAATGCGTATTCCAATATCGAATACAATGACTTGAGCCTGAAATATCCGCAGATGACCAGCGCGGACAAGAAGCTCGTCGCGGGCGTTTCCGCTGCGGTTCAAACGGCGCTTGATTACGTGGGCGTGAAGGCACTCGACAAGCTGCCCGGTATCAAGAGCCTCGTTTCGCAACCGTTCACGCGGCAGCTTGCCACGCGCGCATTGGCTCGCGGTGGCGTCTCGTTCGCGTCTGAGAACGTCGTCGAAGCCGCGCAGGACATCGCAACGCCTGCCATCATTGAAGCCCTGCGAGTGGACGCTCCCGGCTTTGATGCGGCGGCGGAGGCACGCGACTTCTGGAAGGGCCGCGCCGACGTGGCGATTGGACTGCTTCCCCTGACGCTTGTGGGCATCGGGGCCGCGTCCGTGAACGAGTATCGCGGCGCGAAAGAGCTGCTGACGTGGAACGACCAACTCGGGGCCGCTGGCGTGGTGGAAACCGATCGCGTCGCCATCATTGAAGCCGCGCAGGCGGGCAATACCTCGCAGGCGCAAACGATCCTTCGCGAGTCCTGGGGCCGTCGTTCTCCCGAAGTCGCCGCCGAATATCAGGACGCCATGAGTCAGCGCCAGAACGACCTCGCCAGCGCGACGGCAGAGCTTGAACGCCTCGGCGCTATGCCGACCCTCGCGCGCGATGCGGACGGCTGGACGGTGACGAGTGACGGCAAGACGGCCAAGTTTGCAACGTGGGAAGAGGCCCGCGATGTCGCGACCGCTGCCATGAACGACATGGAGCGGGCACAGGCTGAGCTTGTGGCCTCGCTGGCCGACAGCTTCCTTGGATCGACTCCCGGCTTCCTCAAGGGCGAGCGCGTGGAGTTCCGGCCCAAATCCGAAACGCTGACGGATCGCGTCAACGCGGGAGCCATGACGCCCGAACAGGCCATGGAGGCAGCGGTTGCCGGTGGCGTCATCAAGGGCGCGACGATGGCGGAGGCTCGCGCGATTGCGGGCGAAGTCTTTGGCGGGCAGGATGCCAGCGCGCGCGCCATGCAGTTCCGCCAGGATGTCGAACGGATCGCGGTCCTTGGCCGGAACACGGTCCAAGACGGTCAATCGCGCAGCGTCGTCAATGCAGCCGGGAACGAGCGCGCATTCTTGACCGCCGTGGAGGAAATCACGGAAGGACGCTGGAAGGCGGGCCTTGAACGTCGCGCCTTCACGAAAGAGATGGGCGTCCGCTGGGTGCAGCTCGCTGAATCGGCCACGGGTGAAGCCTTCCTCGAAGGCTCGACGTGGGACGAAATCGCCGCTTCATCGGAAACGGCTCCTCGCGCGCTGACGGAAGCCATCAGTCGTGTGGTTGTGGCCGATGTCCTCGGACGCATGCGGGAGGGTAAGCGCATCGGTCCTGGCGCTGTCTCGCGCGGCCTGAACCTGAACGACCGCGAGCAATCGGCACTTACCGCCATCCTCGATGCTTTCCGTAAGCTGTTCCGCGCCCTGCTCGAAACGGCCTCGAAGCTCGCCAAAGCACGCCAAGAGGGTAAGCTTGGCGGTGAATACGACGCGCTTTTTGATGCCCTGACGGGTGGCAGTTCGCAGCTTGAACACGACGCGGGCGCGGCCAAAGAAGCGGACGCCATCGCGGCGGAGGCCGTCGATACTTCCGGCTATTCGCCCGAGAATCCGGGGCCGAATGGCGAGACGTTTTCGATGTCTCGCGCCGTTCCTGCTGACGCCTCAAAGGTCGTCCAAATGCCGGACGGCGCGCAGCTTGTCGGCCCTACCACGTTCAGCATTCGAGCCTATCACGGCACGCCGCACAAGGTCGATAAGTTCACGACGGCCAAGATCGGCACGGGCGAGGGCGCGCAGGCTTACGGGTGGGGGCTTTACTTTGCTGAGAACGAAGGGGTTGCGGCAGAGTATCAGAAACGTCTAGGTGCTACTGCTTGGAAACTCATTGCAGAATACCCAAGCGTGAGCGCAGAGGCAGCCTATAAAGCCAAAGGAACACTTGGCTATAAAGGAAACAAACTGGACGCTAAAAGAGAAATTCAATCAGAGCTTCGTGACGGCATTATTACCCAAGAGGTAGCCGATGAGGCCATTTATCTGATCGACACAGCCGAAGGTGGCGGAGGCAACCTCTACACCGTCGAACTCCTGCCGGACGGGGATCAGTTCTTGGATTGGGACAAGCCGCTGTCAGATCAGAGTGAGAAGGTGAAGGCGGCCATGCGTGAATACATTGCCAAAAACCGTCCCGCTTACTCTTGGGATCGCGCACAAGACCTTGAAGGGCAAAAGCTGTATATTTTCGGGCTTCCATCAGGTAATCGCGAGGCAACAAGCAAAGCGTTTGCTGAATCCGGCATCCCCGGCATTCGCTACCTAGACGGCGGCAGTCGCCCCGCGAATGTGATGGATGCGAGGCTTCTGCAAGTCTTTGAGCAGAACAACTACGATGTGGAAAAGACGGTCGCTCAAATGATGCGAAGTGTTTACAACACACCGAAAAAGAAAGAAGCCATCGCCCGGAACTACCGGGAGCAGCTTGAGAAAGGTAAACCGACGCGGAACTACGTCATCTTTGACGAAAACCTAGTTCGCATCCTCGAAGAGAACGGGAAGCCGGTCGAGGGCGAGACGTTCAGCCTCCGCCCCGGCGATTTTGCCGCCCGCATGGAGGCCAAGTTCTCGCTCTTTCAAGCCAAGCCGGAATTGCGCCTTGCCATCGCGCAGGTCGCGAAGGAGCGCGCGCTTCGCCTTGGTGCCGAGTGGATCGCCAAAGGTGACGTGATCCGCACGGCTAAAGACATCGGCAAAGAACAGGCCTTCCGCGAGGCGGACGGCTTCGACCGGCGCATGACGGCCTATCTTGACGGCCTTTTCGAGAGCGCGCGGCAAACGCTCGAATTTGAACCGTCCGCGCTCGAAGGTGATCCGCTGGTTGCGGCGATGCTGGACGAGGGAAAATTGATGAGTCGAAGCACTGCCGTAAAAAACGGGGTGAAGAATCTCGATGAATACGACGGCGTTCCGTGGCTTCCGCCTGCGTGGTATTCCAAGGGTGCGGGAATCACTCCCGGCAAGATGGCGAAGGCTCTTCACGATGGGCCGCAGGATCAAGGCGGGCCGCTGCGTGGAGACTCGGCACAAGAGCTTTGGGATTCATTGGCCGAAGTCATCGCCTCTACCCGCAAAGACAAGGCCGCGCATCGTGAAGCCGTGCAGGCCTACAAAGACGCTCAGAAGGTCGCGAAGGCAGAAGCCAAGGCAGAGGCGGAGGCCTGGGCGAATCAAGCCCGCGAGACAGCCGGAAGCCCGAAGGCGCAACGCGACATGCTGAAAGCGGCTCTGCGCACGCTGGACGGCATTCTTGCGGCGGCTCCGCCCGAAGTCCGCGCCCGCGTGGGCGGATATGTGAAGCTCGCAGGTCTGGCGACCGATGAAGCCATGCTGGCCGAAATCGAACGCCGTATCGACAAGATGAACCGTGAGCTTGAGAAGTATCTCAAGAAGGAAGCCGTTCGCGAAATCGAGAAGCTGTTCAAGAAGGCCCGTCCCGACATGGAGGCCGGAAAGAAGGGCAAGGGCAAGGATGCGGACATGCACGCTCTTTTTGCTGCCGCCGAAGCTGCCGCCGACATGGACGCGCTGGCTGTCGCTGGCCGTCTGGCCGATCTTGACGCCCGGATTGCTTCCGGGGAACTGACGCCTGAACAGGAAGTTTTGGCCGTCACGGAGCGCGGTCTTGTCGAGCTTGTGGGCGATTTGAAAAATGCCGACTCGGGCCGTGCCTTCTCGGCGCTTGATAGCCTGCGCGACATCTATCAGGGCGCATGGCTGAAATGGAAGCTGGCCGAAATCGAGCGGAAGGAACGCCGCGCCGGGATGCGGCAAGACTTCATTGTCGCCACCGGCAAAGCGGGCTTGAAGCCGGAACGCGACGCGGCAGACAATGAGGCCAAGGAGGCAGTCGGGCGCTTGAAGGGTAGCTGGCTCTCCCTGTCGTCGCTGCATCAGGTTCTCTCGTATGTGTTCGGCCTCAAGAGTTCGCGCGTTGACGCGCTTGTGGATGCGGAGCGCGAGGCATCGAGCAAGTATGAGGACGAATCCCAAAAGCTCGGCGATGAGGTCGAGGCGCTGTTTTCCGAGATGGGCGGCGGTTCCGTGCTCGAAGGTGAACGCCTGCGCTACCGTTTGGCGCAACGCACCATCAAGACCGACAAGGGCGAACTCTCGCAGCTCGAAGCCATCCAAGCCCTGCTCATGTGGAGGCAGGAGGACGGCAAGCGCCACATGGAAGGCACCCGGAACGAGAACAATGAAGTCACGTCGAAGTGGTCCTACGATCAGGCATGGATCGACGAAATCGAGGCCGCGTTGACGCCCGAAGCTCGCCGCGTCATGGCCTTTATCTCGGAGCGATACGCCGCCGAATGGGCAACCCTGAATCCGCTCTACCGCGCCCGCTACGGCGTCAACATGCCGCATCATGACGCCTACGCGCCTATCACGGTCACGCCCGCGCAGACCAAGGCGGGCGAGGTCGTTGATCCCGTGACCGGCTCGGCAGTGTCGGGCGGCTCCATCCTGACGCCCGGAAGTCTGCGCACACGTAGCCGCAACGCCATCGCGGAGCCTGAGTTTCGCGACGCTCTCCAAACCCTGATCCTACACAACCGGCAGATTGCCTACTGGAAGGCCTACTATGACTTGGCCGTCGAGATGAACGCCGTCTTGGGTAATCGCGAGGTCTTGAACGCCGTGCATGCCAGCGGGGGCAAGAATGCCTCCTCGGCTCTGCGGCAGTGGGTGGACGCCATCGCGCAGGGCGGTTTTCGCGATGCCTCGAACCAGCTTGCCTTCAATCGCGGGATTGCGAACATGGCGCAGAATGCCGCCACGATGGCGCTGCTGGGCAAAGCCGGAACGCTGGCAATTCAAAGCACCCAGCTTGCCGCCTCGGCGCTGCTGATCCCGACCGGCTCCTTTGTGCTTCGCTTCGGAAAGCTCTTGGCGGGCCGTCTCGGCTGGCGGGATGCCATCAAGAGCGATTTTATTCAGCGCCGCTACAAGGCCGCGCCTGCCATCGTGCGCCAAGCTCTCGACAACCTGAGCGGCGCGCAGAACCCCAGCGCGGCCAAGTATTACGCGACCCAGCTAGGCAAGCTGCTTTCGGGCGCGGATGCGTTCTTTACGGCGGGAAGCTATGCCATCCTGCTAGACTACCATCGCGGCCAAGGCAGGGCGGCGGGCATGACTGGCGCGGAGCTGGACGCCTACGCGCATCGCGAGGCAGAACGCGGCGTCGAGCAAGTCGCGCAGCCTACCCGCATGGCGACGCGCTCCCTGTGGGAAGTAACGGCCATGCACCCGGCTCTAAAGTCCGTCTTTGCCTACTCGTCGGAGGCGCGGCAAAAGATCGCCTATCTTGGTTGGAGCCTGCTGAATGCCAAGAAAGACCCGCAGGCGGCGGGCAGGACTGTCATGGTTTCACTCCTCATGGCGGCGGCGGGCGTTGTGATCCGCAACGCCTGGAAGGACATGAAGGGCGATGACGACGAGGAGAAATGGAGTCTGCCGCGAATCTCGGGCGCGATGCTCTACGGCATGGTTTCCGGCATCCCGCTCATCGGAGATATGTTCGGGGAAAGCGGGCAGTTTAGTGCGGTCAAGTATGCGGCCTTTTCAGCTCAAGACATCGCCGAAGGAGACGGCGACTTGAAAGATTGGTGGAACGTCTTCCAAGCGGCGGGCCTGTTCAGTTCCGACATTGCGGCTATTGTGGCACTGGCCAATGCTGGCGTAGATGCGGCTAAAGTGATTGAAGCCACTCAAACAGGGCAATGACCAGACGGCCCGCCAGATAGAGGGGGCCGTAGATCACAGTCGCGAAGAAGATGAGCCAGAAAATGCCCTTGCCCCCGCCGTCCCAAAGTTCGCGGGCTTCAATCTTGATGGCTTCTTTGATTCGGTTCACGCCGCAAGTCTCCCCGACCGCCTGCCCGCTGTCACGTCAAAAATGCCCGTAGCCGGGACTTGACACGCCCGCGCCCGTTTCCCCGAAGTTCCGCATGACCAACGCGGCCTTTCTTACCTCCGTTCAAACCAGCGCCACGGGAACGAATTTCGTGACCTTCCCGGCCTACGTCTGCGATGGCGTCCACGTCATCAACAACACGGGCACGACGCTTGCGTTCAAGCGCGGCAGCGATTCGGCGACCTTCGAGCTTCCGACTGGCTCCGGTTATTCGTTCTACGGCATCACGAACGCGAACCAGATTTCCGTCAAGCGTGCCGATGACTCGAACACGCAAGTCACCCTCAAGAGCATCGAGGCCGAATATCTGTCATGATCCACTCCGCCAAATTCGGCGGGATTGACCGCCTGCGCAGGCGTCCGCGATTCGTGGCAAGTGGGGCGGCGACCTTTAACCCGTTGTCGCTTTCGCCTGCGATCTGGCTGGATGCGAACCAAGAGACTTATGCAAACAACGCATCGGTCACCACCGCCACGGATTGGAGTGGCAACGCGCGGCATTTTACGGAAGCCACGGTGCCGCCTGTTTTCAAGACCAACGTTTTGAATGGCAAACCGGGGTTCTACTTCGATGGAACCAAGCGTTTGCTGCGTTCTTACACGGGCAGCGGAACGGCTTATTCCATCATGGCGGTGGTCAATCGTGAGGATGATGTGTTCCGGTTGTTTTGGAGCAATGGCATTGATCCTTATCTCGGAATCCAAACGGCGCGGCGGCCAAACTTTTACCAAGGCGCAGGCGTCTTGGCGAGCATGTCATGCTTGCCTGTGTCGTTGACAGAACCAATCCTTGTTGGCATGCGTGTTACTGCGGGCGCTTGTCAAGTTTTTGACGGCAAAACGCGCGTGGCCGCTGGAACAACAACGGCCAGCGCTTTGAAAGTTTCCGGCTTGAGCAACCTCTCCGGTTATTTTTGGAGTGGGCACATGCACGAGGTGTTGGCTTTTAATTCCCGTCTAGCCGACACGGATTGGACCGCGTGCGCCAATTACCTGCGCGATAAATGGGCACTTAAAGATCGCCGCCGTATTGTGTTGGATGGTGATTCCATCACCGCAGGCTCTGGAGCCAGCGCCCCGGCCAATGCGTGGGCTGCGTTGCTTGCCGCATCGCTGGGAACCAATGATTACCACGTTGGGAATTTTGGTATTTCGGGGCAAACTGTTGGCAATGCCACGGCGGGCGGAGGTCCGGCCATTTACATGAGGCTCAATGCCGCCACCGAAGAATTTACGGCGGGATTTCGCACGTCCGGCAACAACGTCTTGGTGGCGTGGGGTGGGACAAATGATCTCGTTTTTGGCCGGACTGCCGCCCAGGCGTTTGGTGATTTCCAAGCGTATTGCCAAGATGCCCGCACGGCTGGCTATAAAGTTTTGGCCATCGGCATGCTTGACCGAAACCCAGGGACGTGGACACGCGCCAAGCGCGCTGAATTCAATGGCCTTTGCGTCACCAATCAATCGGGTATGTGCGATGCGTATTTCGATCCGGCTAATGTGGACGCTCGGTTTGACGATTACACGTCCGCCGTGTTCTCAGACGGTGTGCATCCATCCGATGCAGGCCATGCCATTTTGGCCTCAGCAATTGAAACTCAAATCAGGGCGCTGCTGTAACAACATGAGTAACCCGCTGACAGACTCGAATGATGCGCGCTTTCTAACGGAAGGGGGAATGTCGTGAGCATTATGGACGACAACCAAGAAATCATCAAACTCGGGACGGTTCATGGGTGGGTATTCAAAATTTCTCTGTGGGCGGCTCCGTTGTTCTTTGTTTGGACGGTTAACACCATACTCGCTCACGATCGCGACATTGCCGTGATGAAAATGCAAATCGCGATGCAAAGCGGTGGCAAGGGCAACATCTCTAACAGCATCAACATGGGCAGTGCGGAGGCGGACACCGAGATGGTGGACAGCGCCAAAACGTGGCTGACTACGAAGGATGTGGCTACTCGCGAGGGCTGCGACGAGCGCACGGTGCTGAATTACATCGCGCGCGGCCAGATCGTGCCGATGCCTGAGAAGGATGGCAAGAGCTGGCGCATTTCCGCAGGTTTCCGCATCATTCCGAATCCCGCCGAATCTGGCGGAAAGGTCGCGGTCAAGATCGAACCCGAATGCGAGGAGGCCAAGCCGTGAAGCCCATCGTCTATTTCATCCTCAACGGCATTCACACCAATCCCGCGCAAACAGACGGCTGGGTAGATGAAGCGGCAACGCTGCTGAACCGGCAAACGCCGGACAACGTGAAGCCGGAAAAGTTCGAGTATTACACGACGGCGCTGACGCGGCGCCTGTTTCAGGCTCGCCGGGCGGAAAAGCTGCTCAAGAAGGCGCTAGGCTACGCGGAAGACGGCTGGACCGTCCGCATGATCGGGCACAGTAACGGCTGCGACCTCATCGCGCGCGTCGCTCTGGCGGCAGCAAAGAAGGAGATTCCAACGCTCCGACTGGATAGCGTCCACCTCATCGCCCCGGCTGCGGAGGATGCGGACTTTGCACAAGCGGTGCAGTGCGGCGCGATTAGCCGCGTCCACATCTACGGGAGCGCAAACGACAAGGCGCTTTTGGCGGCGGGCCTGTCCGCGAAGCTGCTGAACTTTGTTGGCCTGGGCTTCGGATCGCTAGGCCTGCGCGGCAAAGCGCTGGCTGACTGCTTCCCGGGCCGTGTGTTTGATCACTCGCGGCACCACTACGGACACAGCACGTGGATCGGGGGCCTCGCGCTGCCGGGCACGGTGCGCGAAATCCTCGAACATGACAAGGTTCTGATTCCATGAACACACTCCTCGACCTAGCCGCCATGACAATGCCAGAAACGGGCGCGCGCATCATTCTATCTGGCGCGGTCATGATCGGGCTTGTTGTCGGGGCCTTCTATTACGCATCCAAAAAGCCATGAAACTACCTCAAGCCCTAGTCGAAGTTGCGCGTCGAGAAATCGGCACACAGGAAGTCAACGGCTCCAACTGCGGGCGGCGCGTCAACGAATACAAGGCCGCAACGTGGCTTCCTGCCGACAAAGGATGGCCGTGGTGCGCCGCTTTCGTTTGCTGGTGCGTCCGTGAAGCCATGCTGACGGCGGGCATTGCCGAAACCAAGACCTTCAAACGCCCGCGCACGGCTGGCGCATGGGACTTCGAGAACTGGAGCCTTGAGCAGGACGCCAGCACGAACACGCGGAAACCGCACCGCGGAGACATTCAGGCCGGAGACATCGTGATTTTCACGTTCAGCCACATCGGCATTGCCACGTCTGCGCCGGACAAGAACGGCAACGTTCGGACCATCGAGGGCAACACAGACGGGGCAGGTAGACGCGAGGGCGGGGCCGTGCTGGCAAAGGTTCGCCACGTTTCCCGCATTCGTTCTCGAATCCGTTTTACGGTGTGACAGAATGCACCCGTGCACCTGCGCTTTGTCGGCATGGTTTTCGGTCGGGCGGTCAAGCTGGGGCACCTGACGAGCAATCCGGTGGATGCCGTCACGCGGGCGCGGAACGACTCCATCGACAAGGAGACGATTACGCGAAGCCAGCAAGCCGCAATCCTGCGCGTCATGCGCCGCGCCAAGCGCAAGGATTGGTGCTGCCTCGCCGCGCTGGGCTGGCATACCGGCCACCGCCTGCAAGACCTGCTCGACGCCACGACGGCCAGCGGCGACCTGCTGACGCTCTCACCGCGCAAAAAAGGCGGCAGGGGCCGCGAGGTCGTCTTGCCCTTGCCGCGATGGCTGGCGCGGCTTCTGGCGCGCCTGGAGGGTTTCCAGACCATCGAGAAGGCCGACAACCGCAACGGGCGCGTGTCGGAGCAATTCATCGGCTGGCTTCGAGCCGCTGGGGCCACACCAGCAGATTACAAGTAATCAATGAAAAAATGTGAAACATTATGAAAAACCGTTTGACGGGTGTAACCACACCCTTTAGCAATTCGGGTGTAACCACACCTATGAAGCAAATCATCATCAACGCCGACGACGAAACGCACGCATGGCTTGCCGAACAGGCAAAGGCCGAGTGCCGCACTATCGGGAATCAAGCCTTGTTTCTCCTTGGCCTGAACCGTCCCGCCGCCAAACCAACCAAGACCAAGAAAGGAGCACGGAAATGAAGCTGACCCTCGAACTCAACCCGGAGCTGGCGCGCTGGGTCAAAGCTGCTGCATCTCGCAGCAAGCGCACGCCCGAAGCTGAAACGCTCTCGATGTTGAACTGGATGCACGCGGCCTCCGCTGCTGTGACGCCCAAGGCTAGAAAGGGCCGCAAGTCATGAGTGATACTCCCAAACAAGCAATGGCAATGCCCAGCGAAGTTATTGGCCGCGCAATCTCTTTGATTAGCTGCGGTTATAAAATCCCCGGCGTTGGAGAGGTGGCAATTATGGGATGCGATGTCGCGGCAATTGAGCACGTCTTTAATCTGCTGAATAGCGCGCTCGATCGGCAAATTGTGATGCGCAAAGACTTATTGCAGCCCGTCGTCATCATGAACGCGATACCTTTGCAACAAGCCGGTTCAACGTCAATTGGGCTGCTTAGGAACGCCATGGGGAAAGGAGCAAGCCATGAGTGACGCGAAGCTGATTCCGCTCTACATCGAAACCCGCCTCCAACGTCGCCGCGAGTGGTGGCATGGAGTCGATACGATCCTCGCCGAGAAGGGAATGAAGATCGACCCAAAGCACCCCGACAACGCGGACGGGCATCCGATTTACCTCCAACTTGGTGACTCGCATGTCTGCATCCGGTCGGGAGAGTGGCCCTCTACGGAACCGTTCCTCTACGTCATGGACGAAAAGCATGAATGGGAGGCCCGGTTCAACCAACGCACGCCCCTTTCCGTCGTCCTCGAAGCAATCCGCACTCTCGAAACGCCGGACACCACCGAATAGCACCAAAAGCCACACCATGAACATCCGCCTTCGCCCCAGCCCTCACATGCTCGACCTTCGCCCGCGCACGATTGCGCAGGTGCATGAACGCCGCGCTTCCATGACCTTCTACGCGCTCGGCTTCTGCATCGGCTGCGTCGGCGCTGCTGCTTATCTGATTTTCCACGCATGAAAACGCCTATCACCCAACTCCTCGCCAAGGCCGCAAAGGCGCTGCCGCCGCAAAAGCCAAGCCGCTCATCATGGGCGCCCTTCGCGCCGGTTGTGACTCAACTCCAAGCGAACGGCTATGACCTGACTGCCGCCGTCGATTGGCTCATTGCGGAAAAGCAGGTCGAGCTTTGCGACCGCCTGAAATGCTACCGCAGCCTTCGCCAGCTTCTCGAACGCAAGAATCCCAACAAGAATCCCAACAAGTAACCCATGAGTGACCAACTCGCCACTGCACCAAGCCAACTCGCAACCCTGAAAGGCATCCTTTCGGGCGAGAAAATGCGCGAGCAATTCGCCGCCGCGCTTCCTAAACATCTGACGCCTGAACGATTCTGCCGGGTTGCCATTACGGCCCTGACGCGAACGCCGAAGCTGGCAAGCTGCACGCAGGAAAGCCTTTTCCGCTGCCTGCTCGACCTGTCGGCTTTCGGCATCGAGCCGGACGGACGGCGCGCGCACCTGATTCCCTACGGCAATCAATGCACGTTGATCCTTGACTGGAAAGGCCTTGCTGAACTTGCCATGCGTTCCGGCATTATTGCCAAGCTGCACGCTGACATTGTGTGCGAGAACGATGTCTTTGAATACAACCTGGGCGAGATTACCCGGCATGTCATCGACTGGAAGCAACCGCGTGGTGCCATGTATGCCGCTTATGCGATGGCAGTCACGAAGGAGGGGCCGGTATTCGTGGCGGTGCTCAACAAGGAAGAAATCGACGCCATCCGTCGCCGCTCAAAGTCTGGCGGCTCCGGGCCGTGGGTTACGGACTATAATGAGATGGCGAAAAAGACCGCCTTTCGTCGCCTCGCGAAGTGGCTCCCCATGTCTGCCGAGTTTCGCGATGCTGTCGAGAAGGACGGCGACGAGGTCGAACACGACACATCTGCGCGCCAAGTCTCGCCCGCACGATCCGCGCCCCTTGATCCCTTTGCCCAACCTCCTGGCGAGGCTCCGACCATCGAGGCGGAAACGGAAGTCGTCCACGAAGTCGCGGAGCCAACGCAAGAGGACATGCTGGCAACCGACCTGCTCGAAGCTGTGGCCGATTCTGACGCCGAAAACCTCGGCTCCTACGTCGAGCAAGCCAACGCGGCTTTGACGGGCGCGAAACAGGAGATTGTGAAAAAAGCCATTCAGGCGCGGGCCAAGGTGCTCGGCGTGAAATGGGACAAGGAAAGGGGGGCTTTTGTATGAAAATCCATCAAGGCTTTCTCCAAGGCTCCGAAGAATGGTTTGCTTTAAAACGTGGCCGTGTCTCTGCGAGCAACTTCAAGAAGATCATCACGCCCGCGAAGGGTGAGTACAGCAAACAAGCCAGCGCCTACATGCGCGACCTGTTGGTGGAGTGCTTCACGCCCGACTATGCTAAGTTCCTCGGAACGTTTTGGACCGATCGCGGGACCGAGATGGAGCCGGAAGCGCGCAAGGCCTTCGAGGCGCATACGGGCCTTACTACCGAACAGGTCGCCTTTGTGACCGCTGACCAGTGGAAGCACGTTGTCGGCTGCTCGCCTGACTCGCTCATAAAGGACGAGTCCGGCGAATATGTGGCAGGCCTCGAAATCAAATGTCCGTCGCCGTTCACGCATGCCGAGTATATCGAGGACGGTGTTTTACCGGACGAATACAAGGCGCAGGTTCACGGCTCCATGGCGGTCACGGGACTAGATCGCTGGCATTTCTTCTCTTACTTCCCCGGCCTGCAACCTTTTCACTTGGTCGTGGAGCGCGACGACTACACGGCAAAGCTGGAAGCCGCGATTGAACGCTTTGTCATCGAATACGGAGCGTATCGCGAGAAGATGACGCCGAAACTTCAAGTGAAGGACTGAACCACCAAACGCCACAAACTGCCATGAACTACGTTTTACTTGCGCAATCTCCTATGGAATGGCCAGAAGCATTTGCTGCTGCTGCATTCTTCATCGCCGCTGCATGGGTCGCAACAACCATGATTAAATCCCATGACGATTGAACGACTTATCAACGAACTCGCGACGCTTGGCCAAGCCATCGGCCACAAAGCGGAGGTTCTGACTTGGAACCTGCGCGAGCACGAAAACCCGAACGAGCCTCTTGGCATCCGCGCTGTCTCTGGCGTGTCTGCCGGATGGGACAAGCTCAAGCAAGCGTCGGTCGCTACCATCAAACTTGTATGACGCCCATTATCTTTTTCGCTCCCGGCATACCGAAGGGACAACCTCGCGTTCGTGCTTTCGTGCGTGGCCGTCATGCTGGCGTCTATGATCCTGGCACCGCTGACGACTTCAAGGCGTCTATTCATCTGGCGGCACGCTCGGCAATGCGTCCACATGCGGCCCGCCCCATCTTCACCGGCCCGGTTCGCGTCGATTGCGAGTTTGTGTTTCCGCGCCCGAAGTCGCACTTTACCAGCAAGGGCCAAATCAAAGCAGACGCGCCCGTCTGGCACACGCAAAAGCCGGATCGCGACAACCTCGACAAGGCCGTGCTCGACACCTTGACCAAAATCGAGATGTGGCGCGACGATAGCCAAGCCTGCTCGGGCCAACTTCTCAAACGGTGGACCGCTCTCGGCGAGCCTTCTGGCGTTCAAATTACCGTCACGTCCATTGCGTCGTGATGCCACCAAATAGCACCCAACACCACACAACAAGACCATGGCTCAAGCTACCCACAAAATCGTTGCCACCGTAGGCAAATACAAGGACCGCCAGACCGGCGAGGAAAAGAAACGCTACCTGCAATGCGGCGTCGCGTTCACGGACGAACAAGGGCGAATCTCGCTCAAGCTCGACGCCATGCCGGTATCGCCTGAATGGTCGGGCTACTTGTCGCTCTATCCGCTTGAAGACGACCGGCAAGAGCAGCGCCAGCAAGCGCCGCAAAGGCGCGTCATTCATCAACAGCCACAACCGCGCCGCTCGCCTCCTGGGACTATCGAGTATCCAGAAGCGCCGATTGCGGACGGCATGGCGGACGATGACATTCCATTCTGACAACGTGCCAACATGCACAAGTGTCATTCGACGGTAACACAAAATACCACGTTGTAATAAGCGAGAAACTGACTGATAAAACCCTGCCGACTGGAAACGGCATGTAAGACATGAGGAACCCACTACATCGCCCCATCTTGTTCGTGCCTTCGGGCATCCTGCTCTCATGCGCAGGTTTTCCAGTGAACTCGATGGGGCGGCCTTTTTTAATCGGATCATGAGTGATGCCAAAAACAGCGGCAGACTGCCAGCATTTCAATTCTACCCCGCTGACTGGCGCAAAGACCCCGGCGTGCAATCGCTCGACTTCGAGACGCGCGGCATTTGGTGGGAAATCATCTGCCTGCTACATGAGTCTGACGAGCGCGGCGTCTTGCTGCTGAACGGTAAGCCGATGCCGGAAGATGCCCTTTGCCGGTTGCTCGGTTTGGATAACCAAAAGCTGCAATCCGCCCTTTCTACCTTGTTGACTTACGGGGTGGCTAAAAAACGTGAAGATGGAGCGATTTACAATAGCCGCATGGTCAGAGATGAGGCCTTGCGGAAAAAGGCCCGCGAGAATGGGCACCAAGGCGGAAACCCTGCTTTAAAGGGTGATTATAAATCCCCCGGCTTTGTCTATGCCATCCGACGCTCATCAGATGGAGCCATTAAAATTGGTATCGCGCAAAATGTAACCAATCGCTTCAACAAGATCAAATCTACCCTTAAGGGTGAGGGGCTTACCCTTATCGGGGTGATGCCGTCGCAGGATATGGGTAAGGATGAGGCTAGACTGCATCAGGAGTTCAAATCTAATTGCATCATGGGTGAATGGTTCAGAATTGAGGGCCAAAACCTCGAAAAGCTGCTTACCCTTATGGGTTTAAATAAGGGTGATGAAAAGGCTCAAGAAAGGGCTTCATCTTCATCTTCATCTTCATCTTCAATTACCCCTATATCCCCAAACGGGAAACCTCCGGCTCCGCCGTCGTTGGAGTTGGAAGCTCAACAAACCGTTCCAATCCTGACCCCTGAGCAAAAAGAAGTGGCGTCTTGGTTTGGTCGCAGGCCCACAACAGCATGGAGCGACAAAGAGCGGAAGGCATGGGCCAAGATCGCCAAGCCTATCGAGCCGGACGATTGGAAGGCTGTGCGTTGGTTCTACACGCAATCAGGGTGCCAATACCTGCGACGCGACCTCCTGACTTTGCTGAACAACTGGAGCGGCGAAATCGACCGCGCAAAAAACTTTGACCCGTCTGCGAAATGACCCTCACGACCGAAGAGCTTCTAGCCTCCCTGAACCGCGCGCTGCCTTGCTCAGACGAGGCCGAGAAGGGCGTTATCTCGTGCCTCATGCAGCGGCCCGAACTGCTGAACGAATGTCCTGCGCCTGCCACAATCTACCACGAAGGCACGCGGGCCATTTACGAGGCAATGCAAACGCTTGCGGCCAAGGGGCAACCCTTCGACCCCGTGACGCTGACTCATTTCCTGCGCGAGCAAGGGGCACTCGACAAAGTAGGCGGAGCCGTGGCGATTAGCGACCTTTGGGGTTTTACGCCTATCTCGGCGCACTTCCCATTTTATCGCAAGATCGTGATGGAGAAGTTCACGCTGCGCGAAGTCATCCGGGCCTCTGCGCTGAATATCGCTCAAGCCTTCGAGCACGGCAAGGAGCAGACCGACGATGACGTAACGGTTGTGCTCGACGATGCGGCACGGCGAATCCAAGACGCTCGCGAAGTTTCGTCCATGGAGGAAAGCGCCGAATTGCCCTCGACGCCGATCCGTGAACTCGTCATGCAGGTATTGGAAGATTGCGAGGGGCAGGCGTCATCCGGCAGGAAGTTTGCTGGCGTCTCGACCGGCATCGAGGCGGTTGATGACATAATGGGCGGGCTTGAGCCTGGATGCCTTACGGTCGTGGCCGCAGAGTCCAGCGATGGCAAGTCCTCGCTGTGTCGCCAAATTCTCGAAGAGGTCGCCAAGGAAGGGCACCAGTGCGTTGATTACACCTATGAGATGATGCCCAAGACCGAGGCGCGGCGCATTTTGTGCTCGCAGGGGCGTATTGACGCCCGCAACCTCAAGATGGGACTTTTGACCAGAGGGGAACAAGGCTCTTTGGCTGCGCATGCCCGCAAGGTCAGCGAGTGGGACATGCACATTATCGACGTGGCGGGCAAGACCATCGAGCAGATTTGCCGAGACATCACGCGCCGCGCCCGCAAGTTGCCTGCCAGCAAGAGGCTCGTTGCCATGATCGACTATATTCAATTGTGCAAAACGGCGGCAACAGACAAGAAGAATCGGGAGCGCGAGGTTGCACACATCACCGCGACCGCCAAGCAGTGCGCCAAGACGACGGGAGCGCACATCATCATGCCCAGCCAGCAAAACAAAGATGGCGAGGTGCGGGAAAGCATGGCAATCGAGCAGGACGCCGACAATCTGATTCAGATTCAAAAGGTCAAGCAACAGGGCAAGAAACCAGCTTGGCAGCGTGGCGAGCAGGACGAGGACGAAAAGCCGTCATGGGTGCGGAAGATTTTCTTCAAGAAGCTGCGCGACGGCGAGCGATACCGCTATGTCATGATGGAACTGCGAGGGAACAATTTCCGCTTTGAGGTCATCCGCGAAACCGAGGAACCGACACCATGAATGCCATTCCTTACCCGATTTGCCAACAAACCGGCCCCACAAGCCGCCAGATTGGCCGCAAGCTCGCGCGAGTGTTAGCAATCATGCGACGCCAAGAGGCCGCCAAATCGCCCGCAAACGCGAAATCTGCGCCAATTCGCAATCCGATGTCTGCTTTTGCGACTTGGGAGCACGAACGCGACGGCACCGCGACTGACGAGTTTTGAACTTTACCACCGAATACCATGATTATAACTCTGCATTGGGCGCAGATCATGGCCCGCGATGTAAAGCGGAAACTGATGGTCATGCCGTCCAATAACTCCAGCGCAATCGTCCACTATTGGGCAGGCCGCTACGATGGCCGCATCGGCTGGCTCGTCGGGCCGTCCGCGATGAAGAAGACGAAGCTTCGACCGTGGATGCCGTTTGCGCTCGACAACGACGCGTTCGCAAGCTGGACAACGGGCAGGCCGTGGGATGAAGCGGCATGGCTGGCAATGCTCGGCAACGTGAGAGCGCAAGGACTGACGCCTAAATGGGTTCTCGTGCCCGACGTGGTGGCAGACCGAGAGGCAACGCTGGCGAAATGGGAGCAGTATGCG